TGTTGGTGAGTATATTCAAGGTGTATTATCAGGCGCTATCGGACAATTGTTAGCAGTACATACTAATGACAAATATATTACGGTTAAGCTTATTTCTGGTGAGTTCTTAGAGCAAGGCGAAGACTTATTTGGTTTAGAATCACAGGATACTATTACGGCTACTGAGGTTGTAAGTAGAGCATACGCACCTAAGTATCATGTTGATGATTCGACAGGGGATATTACAGCTCCGCGCCTCGCTGGCACTCATAAGGTTACTAACGTTGAACACGAATCCTATTTGAATGATGCTAATAGATATGTTAGAGCTATTCGACCTGAATTAATTAATGAGTTTGTATCTGAATTCCATAAAGAGCTTATTTAAATGAAGGTATCCACTTTTAAAGTATCGTTGGGTTATAACGGGGGTGGTACTCTTGATATAACCGATTCAGTATTAAACATTAATATCGAAGAAAACTTATTTGGTAACCTTAGCGGTAATGTAGAAATTACAGATGGCATTGGCTTATTAGATAATGGTATTACCAATCAAAATACTATTATATTAGAATTTGAATATTTAAAAAGTAAGGTTAAACATACATTATACGTTGATGGTGTTAATTATGTTGATACTACTTCTAGTTTAACTAAAAGGACATATGTTATTAATTTAAAATCAATTAATAGTTTATTAAATTCAGTTAAATTAATATCAAAATCGTTTAAAGGTAGAAGTACAGATATCATTAAAACAATATTTGACGAATCATTTAAAACTAAATTAAAGGTATTGGATAACGCTATAACTCAAGGCCATTATATAGCACCTAATGTATCACCTTCAACAGCTATATCACAAATACAAAGGCAAGCATATAATATAGATCACAATCCTTTCTTTATATTTGAACGATTGGTTGATAGTAAGAATTCTTTTTTAACTTCTTTAAGTCAAATTGAAGGACAGATTCCTTCAGCTACTATATCAACACAAATACAAAATGCAGACACCCTCAATAAAGCATTATCTAATGTAGGACAACCATCTAATATAGTTATCCATTCGGACAATGATAATCAGATTGCACGTAGTGCTTCAGGTGTATTCGGTAAAAACATTACTAACTTAGACCTATCCAATTCAAGTGTTGTTAATGAATCGTACGGTGCAACTATCAATGCAACAAGTAAGTTAAATTTGATGCGTCTTGATATGTTTGATAACGAATCGAAACCATTATTAAATGTAAACGATCATGTTAGTATATGTAAGATGCAATCAATATTAAGCTTATTATTTAATACTAGAATTACTGCTTATGGTTGTCAAGCAATACCAGCAATTGGTGTAGGCAATAAAGTCGAACTTGAATTGCAAAAGAATAAACAAGGGCAAAGTCCTTCAAATAAATTCTCTGGCAATTACATTGTATCTAAAATTATTCATAGAATTGAAGACAATGACTACACACAAACAATAGAATTGGCAAGGGGATAATATGGAATTGTATTACGGAGTTATCGAAGATATAAATGACCCTAAAGAATTAGGTAGAGTTAAGGTACGTGTTATTAATGTACATTCGAGAGATAAGAATTTAATACCAACAGCGGATCTTCCTTGGGCTATTGTTATGGCTGGAACTAACACGCCTGGTATATCAGGGTTAGGTCACTCTACATTCTTAGTACAAGGTTCTTGGGTTGTAGGTACATTTACCGATAATGATCTCCAAGCGTTTATGGTTATGGGTACACTCCCATCGGTATCGAATAAAGAAGAGACACCGGTGTCATTTGGTTTTACAGACCCTGATGGTATATACCCTAAAGAAGTATCAACCCCTGATAACAATATTAGAGTAAGAGATACAGATACTCCATATATTAAAGAGAAAGATGAGGCTTATGAATACGGTAGAGTTGAAATGGTACCGTTGTATGATTCAGAAGGTGTTGAAGTTGATAAAGGGTATTACTATAAAGGTGATTCAAGACAAACGCTTCAACCACCAACAATGTATGCACCAGAATATACATTTAATAATATGTACGAAACTAAGTCGGGTCACTTTAAAGAGTATGATGATACTCCTGGATCAGAGAGAATACACGAAAGACATAAGAGTGGTTCATCATATGAAATAGAACCTAATGGATCAAAGATAGAACGGGTGGTTAATAATAACTATAAGGTTGTATTTGGTCACGATACATTAGAGGTTACGGGTAATGTAAGAATTATTGTTAGTGGCAATGCTGATATTGATGTTATGGGTAAGACAACCCTTGATTGTCCCAATACCCATATAACGGGTGAATTAAGAGTGGATGGTAATATATCATGTGGTAAGGATGTATACACTGATGCTGTTGTATCTCTTAATAATCACACACATCCAGGTGATGGCGGTGGTGGATTAGCCGCCCATGCAGCTTCAACTGGTTCACCTAATGCGACATAACCTTATAAATAAGTCATATGGCACAAATATCACAAACCTACAATTATTCTGATATAGATTTTATCTATAAGCTTAATCCTAATACAGGAGACATTTCTACCAAGAAAGGTATTAATGCTGTAAAGCAGAGTGTATTAAATATACTAAGAACCAATTACGGTGAACGCCCATTTAATCCACATTTTGGTGCTAACTTAAGATCATTTTTATTTGAGAATATTAATTATGTTACTGCCGCAGCTATTTCAAGTCAAGTTGAATTGGCTATTACGAATGATGAACCTAGAGTTAAAGTACTAAACGTGAATGTGAAAACATTCCCTGATAGGAATGATGTCCAGATAACAGTAACAATTCAAATTATATCAACTGGTGCAACCACTGATATTTCAACCACATTAGAGAGACTACGATGAGTAATAATAGAAGAATTAATGCATCAGAATTAGATTTTAACGAATTAAAAGCTAATTTAATTTCATACATGCAAGAGCAACCTGGAGCATTTCAAGACTATAACTTTGAAGGTGCTGCAATGAATACTATGATTGATGTGTTATCATACATCACCCATATTAACTCTATTAATGCTAACTTTGCTTTGAATGAAACATTCCTAGATACTGCACAGTTAAGAGAGAGTGTTGTATCACATGCTAAGCTATTGGGTTATACACCTCGTTCAACTAAACCTTCTATAGCTGTTGTTAACATTGAAATGGTTGCACCTACTAACATTCAAGATGACCATGGCAACTACCTACCATTGAGTCTAGTTAGAGGTACAGTATTCACTACGACTATTAACTCTGTAACATATAAACTTATTGCTGAATCTACTCACACAACAACGCGTGATATTAATGGCAAATACATCTTTGAAGGTGTTAAGTTAATGCAAGGCCAGTTAAACAATCGTACATACATTTATGATGAAACAGGCTTTGAGCATTACTTGTTGCAAGATAATTATGTTAATACAGATACAATGATTGTTGAAGTATACGAAAGTCAAACATCATCTAAGTATGATACGTTCGCTAACATCCCAAATATTATTGATATTGATAAGTCATCAACTGCTTACTTTTTAGAAGAGTCGAGATCTGGTTTTTATGAGATTAAATTTGGTGATGGTATTATTGGTAAAAGATTAACCCCAGGTAACATCATTAAAATAAATTACCTTACCGTTGGTGAGACAGATATTAACGGTGCATCAATGTTCTCATTAGCTGATACTATTAATGGTAACACCGATGTTATTATTACAACAACCCAAAAGGCTGTTGGTGGTGCAATCGCAGAGAGTACAGATTCAATTAAATTTAATGCTCCATTAGGTTTCGTTGCTCAAAATAGAGCAGTAACCCCAGATGACTATAAAGGTATTATTCAAAACTCATACGGCAACATCGATACATTAACTGTTTGGGGTGGTGAAGATAATGTTCCACCTGACTATGGTAAAGTATATATTTCAATTAAGCCATTAGACGGTGAGTTCTTAACAGCTGAAGAAAAGGCTGAGATCATTGGTGTACACCTAAAACCAAAAAACGTTGTATCAATCACACCTGTTCTTGTTGATCCAAAATACACATACATCGACTTAGAGGTATATTACAAATATAACCCTAACATCTCTAATGCTACAGAAGCTGCTTTATCAGAAAGAATTAGAGCAACACTACAAAAATATGATTCTGATAACTTAAAATCATTTGGTGGCGTATTTAGAAACTCTAATGTACTTCAATCAATTGATTCTACGGATGTTTCAATTGTATCAAATATTACCCGTGTGGCAATGTATCAAATGTTTACTCCGATCTTAGGACAAGAGAAGTACTATGAGTTTAACTTTAACCAACCATTAGCTCCTTTATACGGTTCTACCAATTACATATCATCTACAGAATTTACATACAATAATGAAATCTGTGTTCTTAAAGATTACTTTAATACAGAGGAATCGAGAAACATTATTCAAGTTGTAAACCATAATAATAAGATCCTTAATCATACCGTTGGATATGTTGATAACCTTACAGGTAAGATTACTTTAGAAGGATTTAACTTAGATACTGTTGTTGGTTTAACCGATATGTTAAAACTTAAAGCTAAGCCTGCATCGAATGATATTAGCCCTATGAGAAATGAACTATTAGTTGTTGATTATAATAACGTTATTATCAGAGGTGAAATTGATACTATGGTTATTGGTGGTACAACTGCTGGTATTGATTACACTACAGTGAGTAGTTAGAATGGCTGAAAATTACTTTAATATATCTTCATTTGTAGATGACTTAGTACCAGAACACGTAGCTACTAGTTATCCAGAGCTTGTTGAGTTCATTAAGGTATACGCTTTATACTTAGAGCATAAGAATAAATCATCATTTTATCTTAACCAATTAGATCATCAAAGAGACATTGATTTAATTGAAGATGAATTGTTAACAGAATTACAGAATGAAATTGGTGTACCTATTCCAAGAAACTTTGCGGCTAGTCCTCGAGTATTCTATAGACACTTAGTTGAATTTTATAAGTCACGTGGAACACCAGAATCAATAACTGCATTCTTTAGATTAATATACGACGATAATGTAGAAGTATATTATCCTAAAGTTGATATGTTAATACCATCGGATGGTAAGTGGTATGATTTAACAGATAACATTAAAGCAGATCCATCAGCACATACTCCTGCATATACATATACAATTAGTGCTATATCTAATATAGTTGAAGGTGCCGATGATATTGGCTTTAAATTAGACATCGAAAAAGATGTTGTATTTGTTAATAGTGTACTAGTTGAAAACGGCGATTGGCATGGTGGGTTTTATATTGACAATGATGAGTGGGTCAGTTATATTAAATTTGATACAGCATTAGCAATAGGTGATGTAGTACAAGTTTACAAATCAGGACTATTTACCACAGCTGATGGTTTTGCCTCAGATAAGAAATATATCCAAGATTCATTCTTTTATCAGAAGTTTTCATATGTATTAAAGACTGGTAAGAGTATTGTTGATTGGAAGGATGCATTTACAAGATTAGTTCACCCATCAGGATTTATTTTCTTTGGTGAGATCCTTATCTTTATCGAGATGTTAACCTCGGCTAATAACGCAACACAGCCTGGTTATCAAGCGAGTGGTTTACCGAGAAATCTTTATATCGATGTGATTTCTTCTAATCCGTCTGCAATTACTCTTATAGATGTTATTAAGTCATGGACTGATTTTTATGGTAATGTATTTACTGATACGGATACCATTAGTAAATACACTTGGAATTTAGATCAAGGTACGTATGTAGAGAAAGAGTTAATGCACGACTTCGATGTTGTGACACAAGTCGGATTTAGAGATCATTTCGATAATACTAAATTCATAAACTATAGACCTATAAGCGAATATAGTAATTTAACGTTTGAAGATGTTATAAATAAAACTATTAGAAGAACACAACTTGGTTGTGCAATAACACAAACCGCAATAATATAAAAGGAACAAAATGCCAGCAATTATTACAAGCAAATTTAGATTAGATACAACGGAGCGTTTTGTTGATAGTATGTCTAGTGACACATATTACTTAGCTCTAGGAAGACCAAACGCATGGTTAGACGCAGCTGGTTTAGTGGATGAAAACAATCCTACCACACCAGAAGAAAATGATTACACAACCAATACTACTTGGGAAGGCATGTATGCTATGAAGAAAGTAGATTCAACGGATATCATTTATGCAGCACCAAGACATTTATGGACTTCAGGTACAGTATATGCAGAATATGATGACAGAGATGGTGACATCGAAAGTAAGGAATATTATGTTATTACTGATAACAATAATGTATTCCTTTGTCTTAAGTCTTCTGGTCAATCAACAAGAAACCCGGATATCGCAGGTGTAGTTACATCAGGTGTTGTAGATAATACAGCATTCGATGGTTACATTTGGAAATATTTATACACAGTTCCTGTTGATACTGGTTCTAAATTCCTTACAGCTTCATTTATTCCGGTCCAGTATTTAACTGTACAACCAGATCCAAGTGCTGATACGGCTTTACTTAACCAATGGTCAGTGCAAGAGAATGCTATTAATGGTGCAGTATATAACTTTAAAGTATCGAGTACTGGTACTGGTTACACTTCAGCTCCTGTTTTGGAAGTTGAAGGTGATGGTACAGGTTGTACCGCTACCGCGACAGTCGATGCTTCTGGTAACTTAACCGGGGTAACTGTTACAGCTGCTGGTACAGGTTACACTAAAGCAACCGTTAAGATTACCGGTGGTGCTGGTTCAGGCGCAGTAATTAGACCAGTTATTGGTCCTAAGGGTGGCTTTGGTGCTGACCCAAGAACCGATTTAAGAACTCATTACATATCAATTAATAAAGTATTTAACGGTACAGAGAATGGCGACATTCCAAGTGCTAATGACTTTAGACAAATTTCGTTAGTTCAGAATCCAATTGATGCATCTACTAGTGCAGTAGCAGCAACTAACGCATACACCGTAACTAAATCTCTTGTTGTTTCAGGTGGTTCGTTTGCTGCAGATGATGTTATTATTGGCACTGACACTGGTGCTAAATGTATCGTAGTACAACATGATACTGTTAATGGCATTATCTATTATGTACAAAATGAAACTACTGGGTTTGGTGTATTCAATGCAGACAATGATTTGGTTCGATTAGCTTCTGCTACAACTGGTGGTCAAGATATAACGGCTGTTGTTGATGCACCTATTGATCACTACTCAGGTGACATCGTATTTTTAGAGAATAGATCACCCGTATCAAGAGGTTCAGACCAAATTGAAACTATCAGATTAGTTATCGCATTCTAAATAGGAAATAAGAAATGGCAATTAAGTTTAATATCGAACCGTATTGGGATGATTACAATGTTCCGACTAGTGTAGATGGATTAACCCCTAAAGAGAAGTACAATCGAATTCTATTTAGACCTGGTCATGCATTACAAGCTAGAGAGCTTACGCAAATTCAGTCTATGTTGCAAAATCAAGTATCATCTATAGGTGATCACATGTTTAAAGAAGGTGCTATTGTAGTACCTGGTCATGTGCATGTTCATAACAAGATT